ATCGCAACATTCATATTTTATAAAGAATACTTTTATGAAGAATAAAAAAACTGCTACTTGCGCCAACAAGTAACAGTATCAAACAAAACACTTAAGAAAAAATTCATGTTCAATATAAAACGAAAAACGGAGGAAGTCAAGGTGTATTACGAAATAGGCGATATTATATGCAAAAATATTCATGTTAACGGATTCGATTTTAAGTTATTCATTTTAAAAGGTCATATGGGCATATCAATACAAGTTAAAGATATGAACAACATACCAATTAAACATGCTTATGTCGTAGATGAGAATGACTTAGATATGGCATCAGACTTATTCAACCAAGCAATAGATGAATGGATTGAAGAGAACACAGACGAACAGGACAGACTAATTAACTTAGTCATGAAATGGTAGGAGGTATGAAAAGTGAATGATTTACAAGAGAGAGAATTAGAAACATTCGAACAAGACGACCGATTCAAAGTAACTGATCTAGACAGTGCTAACTGGGTTTTTAAGAAACTGGATGCAATCACAACTAAAGAGAATGAAATCAACGATTTAGCAAATAAAGAAATTGAACGCATAAACGAATGGAAAGATAAAGAAGTAGAAAAATTACAGAGTGGCAAAGAATATTTACAAAGCCTTGTAATTGAATATTACAGAATACAAAAAGAACAAGATAGCAAATTCAAGTTGAATACACCTTACGGAAAAGTGACAGCCAGAAAAGGTTCAAAAGTCATTCAAGTTAGCAATGAGCAAGAAGTCATTAAACAACTTGAGCAACGAGGTTTTGACAACTATGTAAAAGTAACTAAAAAACTTAGCCAATCAGACATTAAGAAAGATTTCAATGTAACTGAAAACGGCACATTGATTGACGCAAACGGCGAAGTTTTAGAGGGTGCTAGCATTGTGGAGAAACCAACGTCATACACGGTAAAGGTGGGAGAATAGATGGCCGAACAACTTAATTTGTACCAAAAAATAGCAGATGTTAAAGCGAATATTGCGGGCTTCACAAAAGATACTAAGGGTTATAACTTCTCGTATGTTTCAGGATCTCAAATATTACACAGAATAAGAGAAAAGATGATTGAACATAATTTATTGTTAGTCCCCAATACGTCAAATGAAAATTGGACGACACATACTTTTAAAAACAAAAAAGGTCAAGAAGTGACAGAATTCATAGTTGAAATGGATTTGAATTATACATGGATTAATGCTGATAAACCAGAAGAACAGTATGAAGTAAGTTATCACGCTTACGGTCAACAAAATGATATTTCACAAGCACATGGCACAGCGTTAACTTATGCTGAACGCTATTTCTTAATGAAGTTCTTTAACATTCCAACTGATGAAGATGACGCAGACGCAAAACAAAAACAAGATAAATATTCAACAGTAAGTCAAGAATTTAAAGACATACTAACTAAAGAAGTTAATGATTTTATAGCCATAGCTAAAGAAAGTGGATTCGCGGAAAAATACCAGGAACAAATTAACAAATTAGAAAAAATGAACGTCGAAGCACTGAATAAAAACCAAATCAATGTAACCAGACAACAGATAAAAAAATGGCTTGGAGGAATTGAACAATGAATACAGTAAATTTAATTGGGAACCTAGTGGCAGATCCAGAGTTAAAAGGTCAAAACAACAACGTAGTTAACTTTGTAATCGCAGTACAGAGACCATTCAAAAACAAACAAACTAACGAATATGAAACAGACTTCATTCGTTGTGTTGCATTTGGTAAGACTGCTGAAATCATCGCTAATAACTTTAATAAAGGTAATAAAATTGGCGTTACTGGTTCAATACAAACCGGTAGTTATGAAAATAATCAAGGACAGAAAGTGTTTACTACAGACATCGCAGTCAACAATATAACTTTCGTTGAACGTAAAAACAACGGTCAATCTAACAACCAACAACAGCATAATTCATATAACGCACCACAGAATAGACAGCAATCAAATAATACATTTGCTAATGCTAATGGTCCTATAGAAATCTCTGACGATGATTTACCTTTCTAGGACGTGATTAAATGGCTCAAATCAAAAACTATATCACTCAAGATGACGGCACAACAACAGTCGTTATCGAGGGTGCCGAGCTAGGAGACAAAGAAACATTATTACTTGATAACGGCTACGAAGTCGAATGTGATTTGCGAATCGAAGACCCATTCAAAATAACAGACAAGCAACGAAGAAAAATATTTGCGCTCTGTAACGACATAGAGAGCCACACAGGCCAACCACGTGACTATATGAGGTATTTGTTCCAAGAATATGTAACGGTTCTGTATGACTATGACAAGAGTATTTCGTTAAGTGACTGTACACGGATGCAAGCGAATCAAATTATCGAGGTAACACTCGATTGGATATTTCACAACGACATACCGCTTAGTTATAAAACAAGCGACTTGCTGAAACAAGATAAATCATTCTTATACTGGTCAACTGTTAACCGCAACTGTGTAATATGCGGAAAGCCTCACGCTGACCTAGCACATTATGAAGCAGTTGGCAGAGGCATGAACAGAAACAAAATGAACCACTATGACAAACATGTATTAGCGTTATGTCGCGAACATCACAACGAGCAACATGCGATTGGCGTTAAGTCGTTTGATGATAAATACCACTTGCATGACTCGTGGATAAAAGTTGATGAGAGGCTCAATAAAATGTTGAAAGGAGAGAAAAAGGAATGAATAGACTAAGAATAATAAAAATAGCACTCCTAATCGTCATCTTGGCGGAAGAGATTAGAAATGCTATGCATGCTGTAAAAGTGGAGAAAATTTTAAAATCTCCGTTTAGTTAATACAGGTTTTTACAAAAGCTTTACCATAGGCGGACAAACTAATTGAGCCTTTTTTGATGTCTATTACCCAGGGGCTGTAATGTAACTTTAATACTTCAAATTCAATGCCAGAAAGTTTACTTATTGTTTCTAGGTTGTGTCCTGACTTTAACATTCTTTTAACAAATTCTAATCCCGAAACAAATCTTTGTTTTTCTATAATCTTATTAAAGTGATTTAAAAACTGAGGAGCATAAAACTTATTATAAATTCCTTTTTTTGTTAAGTAAGACATGTCAAAAGTTTCATTTAAAACCCCTAACCTTACTAGGTTATTAATTGAAATTTCGGTTGATTCTATATCTAACGGAGAGTCTTTTATTAACGTGTCCGATATATTCATACCGTCATTCTTTGGGTTTAAAACCGCTCTATATTTAACGGCAGGATGTACTTCGTGATTCTTTAAATGTTTTAAAAGAATAGCATCATTTGGGGATAATTGTTTAATTATTTCAACAAATGAATGGTGGGTTAATGAGTTTTTTCTGTCATCCATAGATGATGCTATTAGTTTTGCGAACATATTACTTAAAGTTTTTTCACTAATGTAAAACTTTGAAGCTTCTAGAGCAGGACCTAGAAGAGAAAATTGTGGTTCTTGTAAATTATTTTCAGGTACAGAAGATATTTCTTTTTTAAATTGTTCTTTGAATTTTTCAAATTCTACTTCTCTTTGATAAATAACTTTATCCACATAAAGGTGGAATTTCCCAAAGACAAGTTCCCAAGTTTTAGAGAATGTTTCTACAGGCCCTTTTGATGCGCCTTCAATAATTTTATCAATACCTTTACCTAAAATAGGATCCATAATTATTCACCCCCAATCTAACGCAGTAGCGATAACAAAATTATACCAGAAAGGAGAATCAATATGACTGATCAACCAAGTTACTATTCAATAATTACGGCAAATGTCAGATACGATAACCGACTTACTGACAGCGAAAAGTTACTTTTTGCAGAAATAACGTCTTTAAGTAACAAGTACGGATACTGCACAGCAAGTAATGGTTACTTTGCGAAACTATATGAAGTTACAAAAGTTACTGTATCACGCCGTATAGCCAACTTAAAAGAATGTGGATATTTACATGTTGAAATCATTAGAAATGGTAATGAAATTAAACAAAGAAAGCTATACCCCTTAACAGAAATGATAAGACCTATTAACACAAATGATAATACCCCTATTAACAATTCTGTTAATGCCCCTATTATCACAAATGTTAAAGAGAATAATACAAGTATTAATAATACAAGTAATAACAATATAAATAGAGTAGATATATTGTCGGGAAACCCGACACGCATCCCATATAAAGAGATTATTGATTATCTTAACGAAAAGACTGGCAAGAAGTTTAAACATAATACAACTAAAACGAAAGATTTTATTAAAGCAAGATGGAATCAAGATTTTAGGTTGGAGGATTTTAAAAAGGTAATTGATATTAAAACAGCTGAATGGTTAAACACGGATAGCGATAAATACCTTAGACCAGAAACACTTTTTGGCAGTAAATTTGAGGGGTACCTCAATCAAAAAATACAACCAACTGGCACGGATCAATTAGAACGCATGAAGTACGACGAAAGTTATTGGGATTAGAGGGATATTATGAAACCACTATTCAGCGAAAAGATAAACGAAAGCTTAAAAAAATATCAACCTACTCATGTCGAAAAAGGATTGAAATGTGAGAGATGTGGAAGTGAATACGACTTATATAAGTTCGCTCCTACTAAAAAACACCCGAATGGTTACGAGTATAAAGACGGTTGCAAATGTGAAATCTATGAGGAATATAAGCGAAACAAGCAACGGAAGATAAACAACATATTCAATCAATCAAATGTTAATCCGTCTTTAAGAGATGCAACAGTCAAAAACTACAAGCCACAAAATGAAAAACAAGTACTCGCTAAACAAACAGCAATAGAGTACGTACAAGGCTTCTCTACAAAAGAACCAAAATCATTAATATTGCAAGGTTCATACGGAACTGGTAAAAGCCACCTAGCATACGCTATCGCAAAAGCAGTTAAAGCTAAAGGACATACGGTTGCTTTTATGCATATACCAATGTTAATGGATCGTATCAAAGCAACATACAACAAAAATGCAGTAGAGACTACAGACGAGTTAGTCAGATTGTTAAGCGATATTGATTTACTTGTACTAGATGATATGGGTGTAGAGAACACAGAACACACTTTAAACAAACTTTTCAGCATTGTTGATAACAGAGTAGGTAAAAACAACATCTTTACAACTAACTTTAGTGATAAAGAACTAAATCAAAATATGAACTGGCAACGTATCAATTCAAGAATGAAACACAATGCAAGAAAAGTAAGAGTAATCGGAGACGATTTCAGGGAGCGAGATGCATGGTAATAACAAAACAAAATATAAAAGAAATATTACATTGTAGAGATGTATATGCTCAAAAGATGATTGATTTTGCAAACGGAGACCAAGAGAAACTTAAAAAACTTATTGATGATAAGTTGAAAGAAAAAGAAGAAAGATCCGCTATCGTCGAATATTAAGGAGTGTTAAAAATGCCGAAAGAAAAATATTACTTATACCGAGAAGATGGCACGGAAGATATTAAGGTCATCAAGTATAAAGACAACGTAAATGAAGTTTATTCGCTCACAGGAGCCCATTTCAGCGACGAAAAGAAAATCATGGCTGATAGTGACCTAAAACGATTCAAAGGCGCTCACGGGCTTTTATATGAGCAAGAGCTAGGGTTACAAGCAACGATATTTGATATTTAGAGGTGGCACATGGAAATAGAAATTAAATTTAACGAAACGTTCGAGGCACCTATGGGCTCGCCTCGTCCACGCTTTCGTAATACAGGTAGATTTGTTCAAACATACATGCCAACAGCTTATACAAATCATAAAGCGTATATACAAGGGCAAATGCCTAAGTTAAATCTAGAGCGCGCACTAAAAATCGAATTAGACTTTTACTTTCCATTGCTTAAATCATGGTCGAAGAAAAAGAAAAGCGAAATGGTTGGACAGTATAAAGTGACTAAGCCGGATATCGATAACTTAATTAAAACAGTATTAGACGCATGTAATGGTCATGTGTGGAAAGACGATAACCAAATTACAGAAATAACTAGCTCAAAGCGTTATGGACTAGAACCAAAAATAATCATGCGAGTTGAGGAAGTGATCTAATGCAACAGCAAGCATATATAAACGCAACGATTGATATAAGGATACCTACAGAAGTTGAATATCAGTATTTTGATGATGTGGATATCGAAAAAGAAGCGCTGGCAGATTACTTATATAACAATCCAGACGAATTACTAGAGTATGACAATTTAAAAATTAGAAATGTAAATGTAGAGGTGGAATAAATGAGTGTCGTGAAGATTAACGGTAAACCATAATAAATTTACCGAACATGAAAATGAATTGATAAAAAAGAACGGGTTAACTCCTGGAATGGTTGCAAAAAGAGTACGTGGTGGCTGGGCGTTGTTAGAAGCCTTAAACGCACCTTATGGCATGCGCTTAGCTGAGTATAAAGAAATCGTATTATCCAGAATTATGCAACGAGAGAGCAAAGAACGTGAAATAGCTAGGCAACGACGTAAAGAGGTTGAACTACGTAAGAGGAAACCACATTTGTTTAATGTACCACAAAAACATTCACGTGATCCGTACTGGTTCGATGTCACTTATAACCAAATGTTCAAGAAATGGAGTGAAGCATAATGAGCATAATCAGTAACAGAAAAGTAGATATGAATGAAACACAAGACAATGTTAAACAACCTGCGCATTACACATACGGCGACATTGAAATTATAGATTTCATCGAACAAGTTACGGCACAGTATCCACCACAATTAGCATTCGCAATAGGTAATGCAATCAAATACTTGTCTAGAGCACCGTTAAAGAATGGTCATGAGGAT